ACTGACGCATTATCCGTTGCGGCCATCGTACTGGGTATTATCGCTTCAATCTTCGCTATCCAGCTGATCCGCCGCGTATTGCGCTAATTTGAAGCATATTTCAGACGACCCCTTAAAGGTCGTCTGAATACTAATTGACATGAGAATTTAAACAATGGGCTACCAAGTCGGAAATAATTGTTACGCAACCCGTCAGGATGCCGAAAACGTCTATTTCAGTTTAGTGCCTCCAAAAATTGGCGATGACGGAAAGTTATATCAGCTCAATTTTACTAAGTTTGGCTGGAAATATGGGGAGCAGATTTTAAAAGCTGAATTGCCAGAATGTAACCCGATAGACAGCATGAAGGACGGTTCGTATATAGGCTGGTCAGTTGTTGCCATCATGGCAGCGGTTTGGGGTATCAGGTTGATATGGCAGAAATTGAGATAGAACCATGATGGATTTTTATTTTTATCTTGGTGTGTTTATTCCGGTCGTGGTGGGCTGGATGATTTTTAAATGACGTGGCTATATAATCTAACTTTCAGCAATCATTACGAAAGTTAGTATTATGTTTTATATTTCAGAAGAAGAATTGAGATTCAAAAAAGACACGAATCCAGATTATTTAAATGAAAAATTGTGTCATGTTTTTATAGCTGAAATGTTCAAACTTAAAGAAATATATCCAATTTCTGATTTTAAGAACATGGTCAAAAGTGCAGCTCAATATTTCTTAAATCGAACATATCTTGATGATATGTTAGTTTTTTTTGAAGATGGCTCGTTTTTAAAATTTCAGTTTTTAGAACATGGCTTTGAATGCAAAGAGTTCTATGATGGGCAAATTTCTACGGCTTATTATTATGGCCGTTATTCTATTAGGATTTAATTTTAAAGTTCATGCTGAATTAGTTGTTGAATCAAATGGTAGAGTACGTGTTTCGACTGGCGGTTTTAATCAAAATGGCGTTAGAACTTGGCGGTATTTAGATAATGGTCGTGGTGGCATGGGTGGGAATATGTTTTATCATGAAAATTCCAGTAAATCCTTAGCTGTCCGTGATGTATCAACAGGCTTTAGATCTGCCTCAACTGTTCCCGTAACGTTAGAAGCCCAAGTATCCAGAAAAGCCGTCCTTTCAGGCGCATTTGGCTTGGTAAAAGCAGGCGCAAAACTTGGTCTAAAAGCTGTTCCTTATGTTGGTGCTGCTTCATATGCTTATGATGCTTATCAGGTTGTTAAATCTTCATTAGAATCGGCAGGCTATGAATACAGTCAAGAACAAGGCGAATTTATAAAAGGTTATCCAGATGCTTTATGTTTAAAAGACCGTGCTGTTAATTCGTGTGTAGGTATTGATTCATCAATTATTAAAGCAAAAAACAAAGGCGGTCAAAGTGCTAAAGACGCCGAAGAATTAATGATAATTCTTGTCGAAAAAGATTTCCAAAAAACATCAAAAATAATTATAGAAGATAGATACAAAGGAGCATATTTCCAATTTTGTTTTTATTCTGGTTCAGGTGTTTCATGTCAAATTAGCACTGGTACGCGATTTTGGTATGGTGCAAAAAATGGACTACATAGTGAAACTTTGACAGAAGAAAAATTCCTTGAAATCGCTACCCAATCTATTGACGGAAATCCAACGCCCTTTGTAGAAGGCACTGGCAAACCAGAATATAACGAAAAAGTATCAGTCCCTGCCGGTACTGTTGTAACCATTGGCCCTGTCACTCCCGAAAACGGCAAGCCGGTGCAAATTACCATTACCTTCGGTCAAGATTCAAACGGCAATACAACGGCAAATGTCGCAACAACACAGCGTCCTGATTTGACACCGGGCGGATCTGAAGCACCCAATACAAAGCCTGATTCAGATCCTGCGCCTAATCCTGATGGAAAGCCCGATAAAAAACCTGATGATAAGCCTGATAAACGTCCAGATGATAAACCTGATCCGGATGATGATCCATCTGATAAAGATAAAAGAAAAGAAGATAAAAAAGATGACAAGAAAGAAGAATCCAAAGGGTTACTATGTAATATTTTCCCTGACATATTAGCTTGTTCAGAAAAAGGCGATGTAGAGGAACAAGAAGAACCTTTCAAAATTCCTCATACAAATAACGATACAACATTTAGCCCAGATTTCTTCCTACCCGATAATGGTGTTTGCCCTGCTCCACGAACTGCAACCTATTTGGGCATAACCATGGAATTTAAATATGACATGATTTGTAATTTTGCCGAAATGATCCGATTCCTTGTGATTGGTATCGCTGCGGTAGCAGCAGCATATATCATGTTTTCAAGTAGAAAGGACTAAAGCATGAAAGCTGCGTTTTTCGCCATATTACAAAGGCTATTAACCTATATTGTTGCAAAAGTATTTATTGCCCTTGGCATTAGTTTTGTAACTTATACAGGTTTTACAGTCGGATTAGGTTTTATAAAAGACTACGTAAAAAATCAGTTCAACTCAATGCCATCAGACATACTTCAAATTGTCATGATGGCAGGTTTCGGACATGCCTTAGGTCTGATATTCGGTGCATTTGCATTTAACGTTGCTATGCAAAGTATCAGCAAACTTTCTTTTATTCCAGGGGGAAAAGCTAAATGATAATTTTACAAACTGGTGTACCCGGTAGCGGAAAAACTAGCTCTGTTGTCAATATGCTGATGACAGACGAAAGCTACACACATTTTACTGATAAAGACGGCGTAAAGAAAAAACGTCCATTGTTCGTCAATGGCATTCCTGAATTGAAGATAGAACATGAAGAACTTACAGACGAACAAATTAAAGAAAAGCCATTTCAAGACTTCTTACCTTATGGTTCGCTCGTCATCATAGACGAAGCACAGCGTTTAATGGGGACTAGATCCGCCGCTTCAAAAGTACCTCCATTTATAGAAGCTTTGGCATTACATCGTCATCATGGTTTAGACATCGTTCTGATTACGCAACATCCAAGTTTTCTTGATAGTTTTGTAAGAAAGCTTGTGCAACGCCATATGCATGTATCGATTAAGCCGGTAGGACGTAAACTTTATGAATGGAACGAATGTGTAGATCAGCCTGACAGCAGTGTGAATATTGCTAAGGCAATAGAAAGAACGTTTGTAGTTCCTAAAAAGTCTTTTGGTATGTACAAATCCGCTGAGGTGCATACTAAGCCTAAAAGACGTATCCCAAAAAGTCTTATATTTGTAGCCTTGTTTTTACCTTTATTAATTGGTTTTGCCGTTTATACAATTAATGGAATGAGTAAACGATTTAGCGCAGACGAACAACAAACGACGGCCACAACTGCCGCGTCTTCTGACGTAGATGGTACGTCTGAACCCCAAAATACCGCTGCTCCTGCTGATATAGGCCAAAACCTAAAACCTGAAGACTTTGTCCCTGTTCTTGCCGAAAAGCCAGAAAGCAAACCTATATACAACGGTGTCCGCCAAGTCAAAACATTTGAATACCCTGTCGGCTGTGTTGATGGCGGCAAAAGTGGATGTACCTGTTACTCAAGTCAGGGCACACCGCTGAAAGAGATCACAAAAGCCATGTGCAAAGACTACGTCAAAAACGGCTTGCCGTTTAACCCGTACAAGGAAGAGCAGCAAACCGTACAACAGCCACAAACATCACCGCAGACAGCCTATGCGCCTGAAAATGGACAAGTTCTTACGATGGGCGGTAAAAGCCCTCAAAATCTGATGTATGACGGCTATGTTGAAGCAGGCGAAACAACAGGATTCCAAAACGGTGCTAAGGTCGGCAGTTAAGAGATATTTATTTAATTGTTGATGTAGCCTAAGCGGAATCAACGGTTAAATAAATATCAACGGGGTGCGGGAACTCCCGCCTTTTTGAAATTGGGTAAATTAAATTGAAACCTGTAAATCGTTTTAATTAAGGCGGTTTACAGGTTTTTGTTTAAGCGCAAAACAAAAGCCTAGACGGTTTAGACAGTATAACGACCAGAGTTAAAAACTGAGGAAAAGATATGTCGAACCGTCCAATTACCTTAAAGATTGAATATCATCATAGCCGTATCAGGCTGAATAAATAAGGAAAATGAAATGAATGTAATAGGGTTGGATGTATCTAAAGACACGATAGACGCAACATTGATTACAACTAAAGGAAGCAAAGACTATATAAAAATATCCAACAATAACGAAGGATTTGAGAATCTGATTAATTGGATAAAAACAAAAAGAATCAGAAAAATTGCCATAAGTATGGAAGCAACGGGTGTTTACTACGAACAGGCGGCTGAATATTTAAGCGTACTCTATACCGTTTATGTAATTAATCCCTTGAAAATAAAAGAATACGCAAAAAGTCAGTTTAGCCATACCAAAACAGACAAAGCGGATTCAAAACTTATCGCCGAATTTGCAAACCGCCATTTAGACAAACTGACATCTTTTAGGCCGTCTGAAAATCCAACACTCTACAAACTGATAAATCTTTTACAACAACTCAAGGAACAGCAAAAAGAAACACAAAACAGGTTGCATACCGCAAAAGACATCTACATAAAATCAACCCATGAAGCAATCATAGAACTACTTGAAGAAAAAATAGATCAGACATCAAAGCGGATAGAAGGCATGATAAAACAGAAAGAAAGCCTAAATATCGAATATCAAAACCTACAAACCATACCGGCAATAGGTAAAGAAACCGCAGTGATCCTACTAAGACATCTAACAGATAAAAATTTTGAAACAGCAAATAAATTTGTAGCCTTTGCCGGCTTAAGTCCAAAAATTGAACAATCAGGGACAAGTGTTAATAAAAAAGGCAGATTGAGCCGATACGGACACCGGCAATTAAAACGCGCCTTGTTTATGCCTGCCATTGTTGCCTACCGTATGAATGCATTTCCTCAACTTGTCAGAAATTTGGAAGCGGCAAAAAAGCCTAAAATGATAATCATCGTTGCACTAATGCGGAAATTGGCGAAAATCGCCTTTTATATACACAAGACTAAAAAGCCGTTTGATAAAGCGCGACATCAGACGGTTTAA